CTACTCCACCAGCGATAGTCCTTTTTCGAACTCCGCTTTGGCTGATGCGAGGTGCTTGTCCAAGCTGCTTATTCCGAATTGAAGTGCATTGACCTCCGTTCGAAAATTTTCGTCCCCACTCATCGAATCCAAGGCGTAGCTGATTAGGTCAACTATCGACCGTCCAGCGTCCAGGTTATCGATGCCGGCAATGAGGGCAGATGATGACGCCGACTGTCCCACGCCAATGTTTGCTTCGTAACGTGGCTCCAGACGGGTCGATGCCCGGAAGATCATCAGGGTTGCAGGCCGTTGGGTGCTTTCCATGAGCTGGGAGATTTCTTTCGCCAGCTCTGCGATACGCTTCTCGACGTGAATTTCAGAAATACCTTCGGCGGCGGCCGGAATCGAGGTGTTCGGCATGATGACTTCTCCTGTGTTTTGATGTGCATATTTATTACCATATTTAATTCTTTGTCAATAATTATTGTAGTAGTTATTGTGGTGAGTGCCGGCGTGCGGTAAATTTTGTCGGTGACACAGGAGTTTTTGGAAATGGGAAGACCGCCAGTGCCTGCGCGCCTAAAGCGCGACAAGAGACTCGTCGTAATGTTGACCGAGGAGGAAAACACACTGTTGGGCGAGGCTGCGAAGGCCGCCGGCTCGGCATCTATCAGCGACTGGGTGCGCGACACATTGTTGACAGCAGCGAAAGGATAACGCGATGACCGACACCGACGCACAGATCGAGCTTGCCGCCTACCAGTTCTGGGTCGAGGAAATGACGGTATTTCTCGCGACCGAGCAGATTTTATCGGTCGATTGGGTTCAGCGACGAATTGAGTATTTGCGCGACATGGACGCCGCGCCGTTCTCTTTTCAGGCGAAGCTGAAACCGCATCAGATGCGCGAGCACCAGGACCGAGCGTTTCCCATCTATCAAGCGGTGGGAAACAGGATCTTGTCGCGGGTAGTGACGACAAGGGATTAGGGCATTAACAGATGCGGCCGTCAGGCTCGTTCCTACCATCAAGGGATCGCTTCACGCTGAACATCTCGTCATCTGCCAGGTCGTAGCGCCAGTCGAAAAACACCTTGACCTTCGGCCAGTAGCGGCGATTGGCGAACAGTGGATCCGGCGGCGGAAATCCTTCTTCATTTAATGCTGGAAGAGCTGCTTTGAGTTCATCAGTGGTCACACCGAGCGCCTTCGCTATCTCGGCAACGGTCATAAACCGCGCATCCATTGGATCGATGTTCATTCGCCCCATACTGTTTTCCTCTTCTTCTTTTTTGAGGGATATTTCCTCCACGCCTCGAGGTCATCTTTGATGAAATAGGGGCGGCGATCGCCAAGCCCGAACCTATGGTCGAGCCACGCGATCACGGCTGGAAAATATCGCTTGTTGTCAAATTCTGCCTCAGCCTTGGGAAAGCCGGACTTGTCCTGAAGAAATTGGAAAGTGGCCGGATCAAAATTCTTGGGAAGATTCAAGCGTTTGATCAGTTGTGCATCGTTGACATAAAGGGCGTCGTAGGTAGTCATGATAAAACCCGCTGTGTGGCGGATTTATCATTCACGCTGCGCCGAGATCGTCAATGCTGGCGATCCTCGGTCGGGTTTATAAAACGAGCGCTTGTAAATGGTCGAGGTTGACTACAGTCAGCAGAGGGGCGTGTCAGACGAAAAGAATTTCGATATTGTTGTCGAGCGCTTTGGCGGAGAGCGCATAGACGCTTTGATTAAACGTAAGGGCGTCAAACAGGCCGACTATCTTTTTCGTCAACATAGGGTGGTGGCCGAACACAAGTTTTTGGAAACCGAATTCGGACACACACCAGAAGCTGAAGCGAAGGTGGATGCGATATTTTCTAGGCACCCACCAGACGACAACGGCGAGTATCCGCCAGAAATGTTCACTGAGCTTCGCGGCGTTCTTCGCGCTCCACTCCAACGCATCATAAAGAAAGCTAACACTCAGATCCGAGATACGAAGCAGGAGCTTGCACTCGTTGGATTTGAAGGTGTCTTGTTATTGGTTAACGACAACTTCCGGTCACCTCCCCCTGCCTTTGTCATTGGGTTAACTTCCGATATTTTAAGCCAAGGCTTGTACAAGAGCATCCGTGCAATCGTCTATATTACCAATCATTTCGTCGAATTGCCGGATCACCCCGACGCGCTCTTGTTGTGGGTGCCTATGTACAGTCCGGTTGCATCGGAAAGCCTGGTGTCCTTCATCAACTCGTTTGGACGGCTCCATGGGGATTATACGGAAGAAGTATTAGGAAAATTCACGTCGCGTGACGAACATGAGTTTTTGGACCTTAGGGCCGCTTTAACCGTAACCGGGACCAAAAGGAATTATCGCTATATCGATTCAGATACTTGAGAAGAGGAAAATTTGTAATGAAATTTCAGAAGTTTTTTCAGCTGAGCGAACTTAAGGACGCCAAAGTGGGCGACCTCGTTAAGCTTTCGTGGGGACGCGACAATACGAACATCGGGTTCGTGTATCTAATTACCGACGATTACAGCCACCTGATAGTGCTTCTTGGCTCCGAAGAAGCTGGCATCGCCCCTTACTCTGATAATTTCAGGCACGAGAGTGTGTGCGTAAACTATGGTGGCGATTGGGTGATTGAACCTCTCGATACTACCGAAGACGGCATATCCTATCTGTCCCTTGACCCGGGCACAATTGGGTTTACTCCCGCCAAAATCCTGCTTTCTTTAGGGGTTCGCAAACAAGGAGGCAGAACCGAAACACAAATGTTAGATCTTCAATCGTTCAACTTTCACGCCGATTGGCCGAATCAGGCCTATAACGTAAGCAAATGGAAAGTGTGGGCCAGCGAAGAGCATCGGACAGAGACCGGGGCGGTCCCGCTACTCACGTTTGAAGCGAAGCCCGTCCCTTCCCGATAGTTACTTGGAGATCACGCCGAGTACATAAAGAAGAGCAAATATGCCGCCAATCGCAGTGGTGCCGATCGCGACCCTCACGGCCATCTGCAGCTGATAGGCGTTATCCGCCATTGCACTTCGATTTGCCTTGATCATTTCGTCGTAGAAAGCCACCTGCTCGGCCTTGGCGTGGTGAACTGAGACGCGATTCTCTACGTCTTTTTTCCAAGATGCAGGATCGTTGCCAATCAACCGAAAATCGATAGGCCGCGCCGCTTCAAACGCAAAAAAAGCAGCAATTACGAAACCAATGGCAGTGAATAGAGCAAGAACGCCAAGTGTCGGCTTCTCTCCGTAGACAGCTAGCCCCGCGCCTGTAGTGGCAACGGCGACGGCGGAAATGAAACCTAGAAATGTCATAGCGCGCGCATCTGCCGCAATGGCTGTGGTTAACTGCGCACTTATCCTTGACTCAGCTTCTCGCAAAATCTCATCTAGAAGATCAGGATCAGCATCCTTCATTGTTTCCGCGAGAGTTTTTTCCATATGCACACCATAACATTCCAACCAGAGAGACCGCCGATCGATAAGAAGGATGGCGGAAGAGGTATTGGCAATTCAAGGCCCGGCAGCGGACCGAAACCACCTTCTCCGCCCAAACCGCCTTCACCTCCGCCGCGCCCCCCTAAGAAGTAAGGCCGAGCTAGCAACTCGGTTCCCGGCCCGCTTTGATTGCCGTGTACGCGCATGGCATTTCACACGGGCCGGATCAAACACAGAGGGTTTACGCGTTGTGATGCGACTTGCTCAAGCATTCTACGTCTGGCCGTTCGGAATAATCCACCAGAACAACTGCCCCGAGTCGCCTCAATGCTCTGCATACTGGCGAGCACCTAAATTCCGAGTTGGATATGGGTGTTCCGTTGGATTACGACACCATTGTAGAAGAGATAATCGTCAATTAGAAAAAGCGCCCACGTGAAGAGTATCGTGTCTGCGGGCATTGTTTCAGTTGCTGCTCTTATGTCGAATCCTGCATCAGCAGGGCAGGGCGTGTCTTGCGCCTCGCTCGTGGTCATCGACGGTGACACAATCAAATGCGACGGCCAGAATATGCGCCTGCTGGGCGGCGGGGTGCCGTTCAAGTCTGGCGTGGATGCTCCCGAAATGGGGAGCCGTGCCAAGTGCGATTATGAGCGGGATATGGCGCTGAAGGCGAAAGCCAGGCTGAAAGAACTTCTGCTGGCTGGCGTGCCTCGCATCGAGGACAGCGGAGCACGGGACCGGACGCAAAGCCGCCGGCCGCTCGTAAACATCTATCTTCCCGATGGCCGGGAGGCTGGGCAGGTTCTAATGTCTGAAGGTTTTGCAAAGCCGTGGCATCCGAAAGCGCGAATTGCGTGGTGCGACGACACCGCTCTATGATCTCTTCATGACCCAGAAACCAGACATCCGCGTTCGCATATATGAAATGCTCGATGGCGAGCCCCTTGAACCAATACTCGACTACCCTCTCGATTATTTCGGGTCGTGTCCCAACGTTGGCGATACCCTAGCTCCAAAACGTCTTGATGAGCACAAAATCTATTCTGTTAGCCGTCGCTACCATATCGACATGAGAGGCTGGGCTGTCATCGTTCGCAATGTTGAGCCTTCCGCGCAGACTAACGCGATACTCAGAGCTTGGAAAGAAGATGACGATTGGGACGCTGAGATCGACGCAAAAGAAGAGGCAGAGCGGGCTGAGGCTAGGCGGAAACAAGATGAGCGTCTGGATCTCATACTTCGTAGAACCCCGAGCGAGTTTGCCTTAGATTATTGGGAAGAACCCATAATGCAACGCTTGGCGAAGATTGGGGTGAATAAGCCTGTCCCAGCGAGCGCGATAAAAGGGTTGGGCGACAACACCCGTAAGAAGCTTGAGAGACGCGGATTTATCACAGTTCGAGCGGGACAAGCGCGCAAAAACAATCATATCGTTGCGCTCACTGGTGCTGGCGCTCAGGCGTGGAGAGCGCTGTTGGCATACCGCAAGAAGGTGGAAGCTGCGAAGTCGCAACGCTCACCTTAACGTACGTGGCGCAAAAAGCGCGGCCACTAAAACGAACCGAAGGGGCACAGCCAGCACAAGGAGCCGCGGGTCATATACGCGCCTGACTTGCATCCGTAGCAATTTTAGTTGTAACACGGTGGAAAAATTGGCGGCGGATGGTTTAATTGTTCAGTGATCTTCGAAGATTGTTTGCGCGCGCAAGCTTTATGCATCGTATAAGAGTTGCCCAATTCGGAGACGAGCGTACGGAGCAAGACCGTGAGCTAGCTTTTCTCCTTCATATTTACAGAAAAAAACTTCTAAAGCAGCGGATGTCGGGCTCCAAGCACAAATCAACGCGAGCCGGGAAGCGGAGATACGCTAAAGAAAAATCCCGAATGTCGCTGAAGGCCGCTAGGAAAGGGAAAAGGCCGGTCTTCAGCAAAGAAGCACTCTTGTTCGCCAGGTTTGGTCACAACATTATCGCGTCCAGTCTAAAAGCAGACCGGCGGTCGAGTTGGGTTCCACTTGTTAAAAGACGCCCGAGTCGAATGTACTCTGAAATCGACTTGAAAAATTTTTCGTTTATTGAAAATCCGCAAGCCACGCTGGATAAACTAGCCAAGATTGTTGAGTTCGAGTGTCATGCGCTGGAGGCGCAACTCCATTTTGACGACGACTTCTGTCTCGACGTCGCACCGTACCTCGTTCTTGCCGAAATGTGGCCTCAGCTGGCCAAAGTTTTTCGCGGCGGGCGAATGGGTGTGCCGATCCAGAAGGTCATTGACGCGATTGGACTACGCCGCGACCTCATGATGCAACTGAAGGCAATTGACGAACTCCCCGCGGCCAGCCGACCCGATCTCTGGGCTTTTCCAAGACGAAACAGGCGCCCTGCCGGCACGTCCAGAGATTTGAGAAGAAATCTCCAACCTCAGCCACGAGAAAAAGTTGCCGACGAGTTTTGCGAGATGCTCGATAACTGGTTCAACGAAGCTACGGAAGAATTGAGCCTGACCAAGTCGGGTAAGAGCCGTTTCGCGACAATTTTCGGTGAGTTGCTCGACAACGCCGAGAGACACAGTAGCGCCATATCCGGTGACGGAAGTTGGTCTACAGCAGCCTTCATGGCAAAGAGGACCGAGAACGATATCGAAGTCTATCGCTGCCACATGGCATTCCTAAGCGTCGGACGCACGATATCCGAGGGACTAGAAACGGCACCGTATTCGGTTCGGCAGCAGATTCAGGAATATCAAACCAAACACAGCGGGTGCGGCATATCACCTGAAACATTGGCGACTTTGGTCGCGCTGCAGGATGGTGTGACACGGGACGCCGACGCGGAGGCAAGCGGCCGAGGTGGGGTGGGTTTACAAGAGGTATTGGAACTCATAAACATCATCGGCGTTACGAACAGCCCCGGAAAAGAACCAAAAATGACCATCGTTTCCGGCCATTCTTGCATTCAAGCAAGGAAGCCTTACCTACAAGGCACTCGGAACAATGGAGACGACCGGCGGTTTCTGTGGTTTAATGACGAAAACTTGCCCGAAACTCCACCGGATAAAGACTTTGTTTTTGATTTGTCTACTAAATTTCCGGGTACGATAATCGGGTTGACGTTTGTTCTGAGTAGAGATGACCTTTTGGCGGTGTTAGATGCAGACGATAGAACTGGAAAAATTGACTAAGGGCGAGGTACACAACCTCTCCGGTCACGACCGGGGAAGAGCTGCGCGAAATTTTTTTAACCTCAGCGAGCTCGATAATGTTGATGACATCGTCGTGGTAAGCGTTCCTGAGCACATTTACACAATCACATCTTCCTTCTTTCAAGGGATGTTTGCTGACAGTGTAAAGCGGCTTGGGACGCGCGAGGATTTCCTATCGCGGTATCGGTTCGATGCCGATCCCGTCGTACTCCAGCAAATCGAACAGGGCATACGCGCATCCCTGATGAAGCGCGGCTCTATATTTGCTCATTGAAAATTGATGCAGGGCGTGTGGGACAGGTTAGCAGCCTTATGGAATGCTCCATGGAAAGAACACTATGCGGTGGTGGCGATTGTCGTCAGCCTTGGCTGGAACCTCGTCAATACTTTCTTGGCAAGCAAGCAATGGCGCCGGAACCAATATTTTAACGAGTTTCGTTCTCTAAAGACGCCGGTAGATGCAGCGTTAGGTAAACTACGAGAAACTCGACAGAAAATTCAAAGCGCCGGTACTTTTGGAGGAGATGCCGACGCGTTCAATTCCCATTTCCAGACCATCAATAAGGAATTAACCGAGAGATGGATCAGTCTGATAATCTCCCTACAGGCCTGCGATAGCAGCCCGCACTGGCCCAAATCAGATTTGGCCACGCGATATGAGCCCAAGTGGGACGATGTAATCCTTCTTGCGGAGGGTATTTACACACAACACACTGTCGACACCAAAAAAAGGCAGTCGGCTATTGTAGCGAGCATGATCAGCGATTTGATTGACCAAGTCGCGAAAGAAATCGAGAGCAGCCTGACTGATAAGATTAAGGGCCGTTCGTTCTGGAAAAAGCTGAATCCCAGGAATTGGTTCAGACAACCTGTCTAACCGTAGCTGCTCGCCCCTAGTGACCACTGCCGCGGGCATAAGCAATACATTGGCGCGCAAAGCACCGCATTGATTGGTGCAATTGACCTGCGCCTCCGTTATTGAGGTCGAGAACTTCGGGACAATCGTCCACAAGTTCAATGGAACCGGCTGGTAGTACGAGGCTGCCGGCGGGTTTTGTTTATCGCGGCAGGGGCGAACGAAGCGCCGTATCGAACGTATTGAGTGATGAGCGACGGAGGGGTGCACTCCGGTTGATCGCCGTCTCCAAGCGCTGAAGAATTTCCCTCATCACCTGTATGTCGCTCGACTGCCGGTTAAAGTCGGCCTGCAGTTCCTTGATCGCCGTGGAGATGCTGACGGTCGTTTGTTCGGTGACAGTCACGCGATAGGTGAGATTGTCGGACTTGCGCTCCGCTTCCGCGCTCTTCGCTTCAAGGTTCGAGAGCCTGAGATTGTAGCTCGCCTCGATCGCCTTGACTTCAGCTAGGCGTTCCTTGTGAAGCTGCTCGTGGCCTTCTTTCCACTTCTGCAAATCCTCTATGTCCCGGCTCTTGTCCACCCAGATCACAATGCCGCCGATGATCATGCCGCCCAAAGTGACAAGCTGGATCAGCGTGTTCAGATTCCACTCCATCTTAGGCGCGCGACTTATCTGCATGTTCGTGTTCTCCGCCATCCGGTAAGCCTGCCCCTGCCATGTGCAAAAAAGAATGCCCCCGGCCATGGGGTCGGGGGCGAGATGCGATTACTTCACTTCCTTCTTGTTCCAGACGATCCACCAGATGACGGACGCCACGGAAATAAGGCCTCCGGTCAAGGTGACGGCCATCTCTTCGGTAAGGACGCCCTTGCTGATGAGGAAGCCGGAACCGAGCTGGAGGAGGATGCGCAAAAGCTGCTGTACGGTGTTCCAGTCCATTTTCATTTCTCCGTTTTCTTGGCTTCACTGATAGCCATGGTGATTGTCAGGTAGGCGCTGGAGGCGGCCACCAGCGTCGATGCGAGCGTTGCGGTGTCTTTGTTTGCGCACAGCGTCTGAAGGCTCTGGTGGGCCGCCTGCGCGGCTGCTGCGGTCTTCGGCTTGAGCTTGTCGGCCACGATGAATGGCTGAAGCACGGCATAGGCCGTCTCTCCGGCAGCGCATACCTGCGGCAGGCTGTTGCGAATGCCGGTATCAATCGATCCGGTGGACTGGCATGCGGACAAGCCAAAGGCTGCCACCGCCACAATGAGCAGGGACTTGAACATGATTGGTCCTTTGATGAAGGGGTTAGGCTTCGTTCGTGGTGACGGACGCTGAAATCGTGGTCATTGGCAGGGCGGCAAACGGCGCGTCCTGATAGGTGATCGGCCAGCGGTAGCCGAGCAGTCGTGTTTTCGCGATGCGCGCGACACTGACGGAATCGGCGTGATTGCCGCCGAGGATATGCAGGTGCGTCTTGTCGTGGCCGACGACGATACCGACGTGGCCTTGCCAGCCATCCTTTGAGCCGCGCCAGAAGACGGCGATGGCACCGATCTGGGGAGCGTTCAGCGGCTTGCCGAACTTCAGCCAGTTGCGGGAGCCGAGCGGGTTTGCTGGCATGGGCTCTTTCGGCAACGCAGTGGCAACGACCATGCCGACGAAGGCACCGCACCATGCCGTTTCGCTCGCATCGAGGCGAAGGGCCTTATCGAGCGCCTTGGCGTTCTTCACCTCATGCAGGCCGAGGAAGCGGCGAGCTTCGGTCACCCACGGCGGCGCCATGGGCTTGTTGTCGTTCAGGCCCAGCGCCGTTAACGTCTTCGGGCCGATCGTGCCCGGGTAGAGGATCGAAAGCTTCTTATCCTCCTGAAACCGCGCAACGGCCTTCGTCGTGCTGCGGCCGGGAATGCCATCCGCGCCAGTCGGCCCGACATCATAGCCGAGCGAAATCAAACGCTGCTGTACGTCGCGTACAGTCGCCATGTTTGTCTCCTGATTTACGAGAGTAGTTATGCCGTGACGGCTTCCGCCCACATGGCGTCAACCTGCGCTTCGGTCAGGCCGAGAGCGGATGCGATAAGCAGCAATGTGGGATGATTGCGGTTGAACGTGCTGGCGTCAGCCCACTCGATCTGGGCTTCTTCTTTTTGCAGTCCTTCGGGCATCGCCGCAATCGCAGCCTCAACGCCCGCCAAGGAAATGCCATTGCGAACCAGTGTTAGCCGGAGCTGGCGTTTGGTTACCGGCTCGAAAACACGGGCGCTTTCTTCACGGAATGCTGCAAGTTCGTCAGCATATGTGGCGGCAAGCCCTGCGATTTCCTCAGGGGTCGGCTTTTCGGTTGCCAGGTCCCATTTGACGATGATGGCGGGGCTGATCCTCTCAGCGCTGTTTTCCTTGACCTTGTGCGCGCACCAGAAGTCGGCGCCGTGATTGGCCGTCGGGTGGAGCTTTCGGATAAGGAAGGCCAGATCATCCGATGACAGGTCATAAGGCAGACCGTCGGTGCTGTAAGGGTCGCTGGTTTGCGGGATTTCTATCACTGGCGGATCAGGCATGTCAGGAAGGCTGATCACGTCGATTTCTTCCTCAGGTGTTTCGGTCATCAGTTGTTCCTCAACAAGACAGCACGGAGGTTAATCACGTTGGTTCCGGTGGAGCTTCTCAACCCGATAAGAACGTAAGGCGCCGGGGCATCAGCTACGCGAGCATTGAAATTCGGGTCGATCGAGCCAAATTCCCACACCGCGGAATCGTGATTGACTCGGGCATTCCTGTCGGCAAATTTTTCATCAAGCCAGCCATATCCGGCAGCCCAAATTCTGCTTCCGTCAAAACGGTAGGCAAGCCCAGCGCCACCGCCCCTGATGAAGTCGAGCGGCCCGGTTCCCAGCGCAGCAATACGCCAGTAATAAATGGGAACTCCATTCGGGCCTAAGTCGATCAGAGCGGCTTGTCCTACCGGCGATAGGATGCGGACCACGGCCTCTCCCGCCGGGGCGGTCATGGTCAGGGTCGAGCCGCCCGCAATATTGCCGTCGATATAGAGGTGGGCGTTCCCGACGTGGAGATTGCCGGTCATTGTGCCGCCAGAAGTCGGAAAAAGGGAAATCCCGATAAACCCAGACCCGGTGCAAATAATCAATATGCTCCCGCCACTCTTCAAAGAGAACATTGCGGCTCCATTGATCTGCTCGGACGCATCTGGGTCTATCGTCACATCACCATTCCCGGCAGTGATGATCGCGTGCCAGTTGGTACCGAGCGTGGCCGCTGCGGTGAGTGACAGCGTGGCCGCTGCGGTGAAACGGATCGCCGTATTGTTATCGGCCGCTACAGCCGTGTAGTTGCCGGATTTGCTGGCATAAGAAAGCTTCGGGTCAACACCGATATTGACCTGAGCTTCCGCCGGCGTTGCGCCACCAGTACCTCCAGCAAAGACAGGACGCGGAGAATTCGCATCCTGCACCAGATCATCGATCACCTGATTATACTTAGAGCTTTCGATAGTCGTATTAGGCACCGCCGTGGTGCCCGCTGGCTTCGAATAGATACCTGAACCGTTACGAGGCATGCTGCCCTCTCCATATAGAAAAAGGCCACCAAAGCGGCGGCCTTAACGATGTTTCGATGTCCGATTCGACACCGGACAGGTTTTCTCGGATGATGCCCGAAACGGTCGGGGGACATCATGAAGCGAACAACGCTATTAATCGCACTCAGCGCCTTATCTGCGTGCGCAGCGTCCAAGGGCGAGGATATCCCTGGCCCGAGTGGAAAGCCGCTCAAAGAAACAAAGTGCAACGGCTCGCCGTCCGCTTGTCTCAAGTCTGCTGCGGCAGCATGCAAGGGCCCGTATCAAGTCATAGACAGTTCCAGTAATGCCGGAGGCATCTTCGCGGATGTCTTGCCCGGGCCGGTTACGTGGTATCGGATGAGCTACCAGTGCGGCCCATCAGACGGCCGGATGCCGACATTTGCCTTCCGCGGCCAGAGCTACACCCCGCCGCCTGTCGTCGTGACACAGCCTCACACCGTCACCACCAACTGCTCCAGACTTGGTAACAGCGTAAGTTGCACCAGCTATTGACCTTTCATTGGTGAAAGATGCATTCTCTGCGCCATGATCCGGATCGTTCAAATTGCCTGCGTTGTTGTGCTCGCCCTCGTCCTGTACGGGGTGAGGGTCGGCTTGGACGCGATATTTGATGTTGGGGGCCCAGGCTTTCCGGCCGGGTTCCTCTTCGGCATTCTCGTCTGCTTCTCAGTCTATGGCATCATTTGCTGGATAGACCCGTCATCGCGCCCCCGCGGTTCCTCCGCCGATAAGTAAGGCCCTCGCGACAGGGTCAAGTGCACGAGGCGCTTCACGCGGCGCCCCACTCATCAAAGCCTGAACGACAGCGCTCCGGTTTGACCCGACAAGCGCTTTTGCCAGATCCTCACGGGCTTGCTCCCCAGACTGAGGCAGCAGCGCTTTAGCAACCTTGCTCGCCTGATCGAACATCACCGATCGAGCAGCACCCCGCACGCCGCCAGCCTTGAACGATTCCGCAGCGCCAAACCCCCCAGCTTTCAGACCAAGTTCTTCCTGCGCCGCGATACGGGCTGCTGTCTCGCTGTTACGGGTCACAGTGTTGGCCGTGTCGGCAAAGACCCGTTCATTGTCCAGAACCTTGATCAGCCGATCTGCTTTATCCTGGCCGAACAGCGTTGCGAGGCGCGAGCGGTTCCAATCGCCTTCACCCTTGATGAGCTTGTTCAGCGCAGAGACATCATTGGCATTGTTGCCGACGATGCGCTCTACCTCAGCACGGGCGCCCTGAGACAGCCGCAACGGCACGGCGGACGGCCCGATCTGCATATTCTGAGGCAATGCGCCTTCCTGCACCTCTCTGACGAGTTCCGAGGGACGCGGGGCTTCACGACCGCTGGAAAGCACAGTCTGCCCCCGCTGCAATGCCTCACGCTGGCGGGCAAGCTCCGCAAAATTGGCGTCCACTTCCTTGATGCGCGGCACGGATGCGCGGAGAGCGTCGTCAAGCATCTGACGGGTTTCAGACAGTGCACCGATAACCTTGGGGTTCGTTTCTGTCGCCAGCATGCCGTCAATAGCTTGGCGGGTCTCAAAGGCAATGCGGGGGTCCGTCGTCACCTGGTTGGTGTTGTGGACGTTCATCATGTCCCGTACACGCTGCAACCCGCGCTGCGCATCACCTCGAAGGTTCTGGATGCTCCTATCCAGATCATCAGTGATGGCTGTGAAATCGTAGCGCGCCGGCTGACGGAAGACCTCGCCATACTGCGGTCCCAGCGCCTGCTGGTTCGTCTGTATGGTCGCATTGACCTCAGACGGCGCGACAGAACGCGCCCCAAGGTTATCATCAATGGCCGCACCGATACGGGCGTTTGCACCTGCCTGCCTGTCAGCAAGTGCCGTGCGAACGATTTCCTGCCCACGGCCAGGAGACGCAGCCAAAGCGCCAGCCTGTTTCTGGAAATTCGGGCCAAGGTCAGCCAGCATGGCATCCGGTCCCATGTCAGCAAGACGCGCGCTGACGGCTGCAGCGTCGAGGCCATCATCTGCGGCAGCCCTAGATAGATGCGAAAGCGCCTCCGGCTTCATCCCAGCAGCGCGCGCGGCGCGCCAATTGCGGCCAGCGTTGATGAGAGACTTTGCGCCTTTGCCGATCAGGTTTGCAGCAGCAGGCGCAGCAAGCCCCATGCCTGCGCCAAGCGCCGCACCGCGGATTGTAGCGTCTGCATCACCACCAGATCGAACAGCAGCATCAGCCCCGCCCAGAGCTCCGCCGGAAAGTGTGCTTACACCAGTACGGAGAAGCATGGAGCCGCCACTTGCACCGAACGCAGCCGGTGCGGCAGCGATCAGCGGTGCGGTACCGGCGACGGCCCCGGCAATATTGGCACCGGTCGTGACATAGGGATGCTCGTTCTCGGCCTGCTGGCTGATGTCCTGCGCGAGCTTCAGGTTTTCGTCATAGGTTCCGCCGTTCATGACCGTGGAAGCGATTGCAGCGCCGCGTTCGCCAGCACCACGCAGGACGGGGCCAGCGACAGGAACGCCATCAAGCAACCCGGTGAGGCCAGCACCGACAGCACCGCGCGCACCTCCCATGCGCTGTTGCTGGTCTTCTGCCGCAAGCAGAGCCTGCCCTTCCTCGAAAGACAGGTGCTTCCCTTCCGGCTTTGGCTTGGCGTATTTCGACCAAGGGCCATAACCTGAAGGCTGCTTCTGATACTTTTCCCAAGGACCGGCCATTATTGAACCTTTTCCCAATTGGACTGCTGCGCGGGATCGCCGCCTTTGAACCGATAGCCGTCAACGACCTGACCCGCAGAAGGAGCCCCATTACCGCCGGCCGGACGTTTGTATGTCGGGCCAGCATCGCGGATCATGGCGCCAATGACAGTTTCGCGGTTCTTCCGCTTCTGTTCGAGAACTTCGGGCTTATCCCCCGGCTGCGGGAAATACTGCTTGTTGGCGTTGTCGAACTCTTCAGGGGAAATGACCGCGCCCGATTCCCGGCGAAGCTGGGCGTTGATGAAATCCCGGCGCGCCTGGTCGTATTGCTGAAAATCTTCGCCAACGAGATTATTGGCGATAAACCCAGGAACATACGGGCTGTTCGTCACGGCCTGATCGAAAGTGCTGAGACCAGCGTTGCCGAACTGATCGATAAGGGTACCGGATTGTGTCATGCGATCAGCGAACCCCCCGGCCTTGCTTTCATCCACAGAGACCTTTGGCTGCGTCAGCGGGATCATGCCCTGGCGCTGCGGGGCTTGAGGCGGTGCAGGAGGCGCGGGAGGCGTCGGCGCGGTTGGTGCACCGCCCCCGAAGATATCGACGCCATTTGCGGGAGCCTGAGGGGCGGCGGGGGGCTGCGGCGGCTGGGGGCCAGAGATGGGCGAAAGAGTGCCGTCCGTGGACTGTCCGAACACACCCTGCGGCGTCATGAAGATGATTTCGCCGTTTGGGCCTGTAACCGTCTTGCCTGCTGCAATCTGCTGGGCCTGATCAGGCGTGAGTTGGCCGGAATCCATCAGACCGTTGAGAGCCTGAGCATCGACCGAGTTACCCTTAAAGCGGAACTGGCCATTTCCAGCCTCCGAAGCGTTCACGCGCTGCGTCTCGCCCGTCTCCGGGTTGAACAGCGTCGTATCGTCCAGCTTTTGCCAAGTCTTGGACGGCTTTGCCCGCAACGCGTCCAGCTGCGCGCGCCGATAGTCCTGCTCCAACTGATAGGATGGATCGTTTCGCTTCTGCGCCTGCTCGATAACGGATGTTGCCATCGCCTTGTCCGCTTCCGTCGCATACGGATTGTTCAGAAGCTTGAACGCCTGCTGAACACTCGGGCCGCTGCCAAGAGCCTGCGCCACGGCGACGCCCTGAGACGACGCACGGGCGGCGTTCGTGGTCGAGGCCATCTCACTGACCGGCAGCGCATCGGAAGTGGCTCCCTGAGGCGACGCAAGCGCCGCAACGACAGACGGAGACGGCGCGGCCTGTGGAGCGGGAGCCATGAGAGCATTCGCGACCGCACCGCGGCTGTTCGGGGCGGAAACCATCGTATCCACATAACCGGACGGCGCAGCGGCTGAATCGATTGCAGCGGCGGCAGACATCCCAACAGAAGGATCGAGGCTCGCCACCTCAGTGTTGCTTCCCTGAAAATGGGGAAGATAGGATGAAGCAAGGCCCATGCGCCGCGCTGTCTCGCCGCCCGGCTTGTCATATCCTGCGAACTTCCATGCGTTGTTCATGAGCCGCTGCGCCTCCTCCGCGCTCTTGGCTCCGTTCAGAGCCTGAATAAGCGACGGGTCTTCCTGAACGAAGAACGCCGCCTGAGTTGCAGGCGAGATGTTTCCCGGCTGCTCACCGCGCTGGCGGGCGAAGCTATAGAGGTTGTTCAGCCGCTCATTCCGCCACGACATGACGCCGCCAGCTGTTCCGGCCTGCCCGCTCTGGCTTGGATCAGACCACGAGCGATTTGCGTTTTCCGGGGACCACCCGCTCTCAGCCTGCCCGGTAGCGGCAACGGCGGCGAGGCCATAGGGGTTTGTCAGTCCGGCCGATTTCACCCCGCCGATGAAGTCGTCATAGACGTTTCCCGAGCCGGACGCGGCGACCTTGGGCGACGTTGCCGAAACCTCACCTGCCGCGTCGGTCATCGGCACGATCGAAGAAGATCCGGAAGCGGGCGCCGGAGACGCGCCGAAACCGCCCATAAAGGCGGCACGGTCGGCTTCAAGCTCTTTCTTGCCTGCGGCTTCGCCCGCGTCGACCTTACCCATCAGGGCGCGATAGATGAGCGCATTGCCAAGCGCGTTCAGACCCTCGCCTACATTGCGCGGCGCCGACGACGTTTTAACGGCCAAGGCTTCGGCAATGGATCGCTTGCGCTTGAGGCTTTCCGTGGTTTCGCCGGTGTTCCCGCCAAAGATAAAGGCCATTACGCTACCATCCTTTCCCCGAGTTCAAAAAGCTTTCCGTAATCGACGTGTTTGACGCCGCCAATTTCCCTGATTGCATCGGGGCGCTTCTTCTCGGCTTCTTGTGCCATGACGCCAACATGTCGCCGGCCGTCGTCGCGTTCTCCCGTATAGCGGTACTCATAGAGGTCATGGCCCATAAGCCTGCCCACCTTCTTGACGTCTTTCTTGACGCGTCGATCAGACGCCATGATGCCCGCGGCGCCAAGACCGAACAGACCGCCCAGAATGCCCTGGCGCTGTGCCATCTGGGACTGATACTGGCCAAGCTGGTTTTGATAGTTCGTATTGACGAGGCCCGCATAATCGACCGTCGGCAGGTTCGGCTGATTGGTACCGGCAGCGAACTGCGGCATTTGTACCTGGGAACCGGACATCAGCGCTGCAATTTCATTCAGCGGCTGGTTTCTCTGCGTCAATGCCTCCTGAACTGCTTGCTGCCGGCCATTGAGCAACAGCGACGTGTAAGCGTCATTGTTTGCCTGATTGGCCGTGTTCAGTTCCCTCGAATAGGCGTCAGAGCCGGCCTTGATGCCTTGATTGGCAAGCCGAGTTCGCAAGTCCTCGTCGCGCTGGGAAATGATCGGGTCAAGACGCTTGCGGCCAAGCTCCATAAGCCGGGCTTCCGTCGCCTCGTTATTGAGGTTGACCGGCTTGTTCAGATAGTCGCGGAGGAAATTCGTCTGTTCATTGGCAATCGTGCCAAGGTTGAGACTTGCCGCGTCATTCTGCGCCTTGATCGCCTGCTGCTGCGGGCTAAGCGTCGTCGTCTGCTCATATTGCGGAATCCAGTATGTCGCGCCGCTCGTCGGGTCGGTAAAGGACTGGCCGCCCTTCTGGCTGTAGGTCACACTTCCATCCGGCCCGTACTGGTTCACATTGCCAAGTTGGGCATTCGCCAGCGCCGTGGTGACGTTTGTTCCCGTCTGCGCGGCGGCCGTTTTGGCAGGATCTGGCGCGGCTGGCGCCTTCGGCTTACCCATTGGCTGTTTCCTTCCTGTTGAACTTACTGGCCCGCCACGCGTCATCTGTGAGGATGAAAACATGTTCGTCCCTGTCCCGGCCGCGAAGGCGCGGGATCACGTAGAGGTCGAAGCCGTATGATTTCAGCATTCGATGAAGCGCCTCGTCTCCAGGCGCCACACGCATCACGAGGCACTGAATGCCCCATTCCCTGAACGGTATCCCGAACATTGCAGCCAGCGTCTTGCGCGTCAGCCAGCGGCTCGATGTCGAGCCTGCCGATATCTCGATAACACCGGCATCAGGTTCATAATTGTGCCAGACGATGCCACAGATAAGCTCGCCGCCCTCAAGCACGGCCATGGCCTGGCAGTTGCCGAAATCACGACCTTTCCCCGGCCAGATGAGATTTGCGACCCACCGGGAGAAGTGGTGGATTTCGTTTTTTCCAACGAGGCCCCACGTTATCAATTCATCACCGATCCGCGCTCAAACAACAGCTCGAAAGAAACGAGTTCCGTCTTGGGCAGCGCGATAAACCCGCACGTCACCTGAATTTGTGGCGAAGCAACAAACCCTGACGCGCCGACGGATACCCATTTAGTGACGGCCATCGCAGCGGTCGCGCTGTCCCACCGCGCCACGTCCCAAAGACCCGAATCCCACGTGTCTGTCGGAAAATTCGGGACAGAAGCCGGCGGCGGAGGCAGCTTGATTTCATAGTTCGTTGACGCCGAAATCTTCGGAATGAACGGAACGTTGGAAAGAAATGTCGCCCGCGCGTTATTGACAATCTTGAATGCACCGGGGCTTTTCAGATGGTCGGGAACGCCAACATAGGTACAGACGTAAGGCATGCCATCGTCAGATCCTCCAACCTCCATCTGGTGGATGGTGCCGGTATTGGTGCCGAAAAAACCATATGACGTGTAAAGGCCAACACACCGGGTGTTCCATTCCGTGAATTTCGTCCACGCGCCTGTTTCGAGATTGGCGACAAAGCAGCATGGAGAAACCCCTTCAACCGGCACCGGCAGGGAAACCACCATCATGTTATTTGTCGGCCACTTCATGATCTCCCAAGGGAGCGTCCGGCGGGAGATGACCTCTTTCTTCCACTCAGGCTCAATGTTGACCGAGACGGAAGCGAGGGAAAGCGCCGCCTCGTCCTTGTTCACAGCCTGACTGATTGGCACGATACCGTCTTCAGTGCCTATGAGCAGATCACCGCCAGCCTGCATCTGGCAGTTCATACCCAGGGGCGGCGTAATTTTGTAAATGCCAACCTTCTGCCAGTCGGTCGCGCTTTCCGGGTTGGTTCCCTGAAAAACAGCAACTTCGCCTTCGGTCGAAACCACCACCCACTTGTCATCGAGGCCATCGCCGGCATCCATTGACCACTTACCACCCAAAAGCAGCGAACCGCCTTCCTGAAATACGCCCGCTAGGCTGAACTTCTTTGCCAAACCGCCGATGCTGTCCACCGGCAGATACCAGACGTTCATCGTGCCCTTCTCGATGAAAAACAGCCTGCTTGCGAAGGACCAGACGAAAGAGAATTTGTTCGTAGCAATCCCGGTGATTGCCGGGGTCGATGCCGCGTTGATCTTCTTGAACGTTGCACCGTCGTAGAGGATTGCATCATTCGAACCGTTGACGATGTACTGGTAATCGCCGCCGGCCGTGCCGAACTGCGCCGTCGAATAATAACCCGAGGACTGGCCTGTGACCTTGGCCGTCGGGATGACAGACGGGTTCGCAACGCTGGAAATGTCGAAGATGTTGCCCTGATCGGATGCGAAGAACTGTTCGACAACACCGCTCTTGTAAGTCCAGAGACGAAGAACCGGGCCGGTCGATATCGTGGCATATTTGCGGGAGCCGCCGCGCAGACGCGCGCTCGTCTTGGTCGGGAACCAGTTTTCCAGAATGCGGGCGCCGCCTGACTTGGAGTTCGCAAGCGCTTCATTCGGAACCCATCCACGAACCGGAGCCTGAATGAACTGCGTCTGCGAGGCCGCGCGACGGCGCACCTGTTTCTTCTTTTGGGCAAAGACCATCAGGGATTAACCTTGAACGGGAAAGCGAACTTCGCATCGTCAAACCGGCGAGTGTTGCCGCTGATCACAGGCTTTGAGCCCTTGTCATTGTTCATCGCCGTGTAGAGTGCTTTGTTGTAGTCGGTTTCATCGTCGTCTGACGCCACACCCTTCTGCGACCGGTAGGCCCAGATCATGCCGAGTTCCAAAGCGTCTTCCGAGAGCCGGAAACTATCCGTGTCATCAACGAAAGACGTTGCGAGCGCGCCACCAGACTGTTTGACGATGAGGTTCGAAATGTACGGATATCGAATGGTTTCGGTTGCGGCCATGACTGGCAGAACGTGCATCTGATCGCCGTAGATAATCCACTGGCCTGTCACGGGCTGGATCGGCACCGAGATAAGCTCAAGCCAATCATCGACGCTTGATATCTTCTGGATTTCCCACGACCAGCGGCTTGACCATATGCGGCCCAGCGTCGGCATGCGCTGGTAGTCGGACGGCAGGGCAAAAGCTTCTGCCGTCCCGTCACCGGTGAAGGTGTGCACCTCTGTAAGAACCTGCCAGTCGAATTCAGCATCGCGCATCTGAACGGCGACCTTGCGAGCAAGGCGAACCATCTCCTGCATCTCGCGGTCACTCGATGTCATAACGACATCCGGCTTTGCGAGGCCCACGGCCAAACACACGTTCTGAACGACTGACAGGATGGACATTTAGATCGTTTCCTCTTCGTCCAGTAGGGCGCGCAAAGTCACAGCACCGGCCTTGTGGTGATACTTGATGCCCTTGGCGTCGAGCTTGGCCTTCAGAGCGTCAACCTCGCTGGTGCCGCCGCCCGTGGACTGTTCTTCGAGCAACTGCATTGCTGCCGCAAGCTGTTCGCGCTGCTCATCAAGCGCTGCCTTCAGGTTTGCGATTTCCTCGTCGCGCTCGGCTTCACGCTCGGCAGCTTCGTTGCCCTTCATGTTTTCAAGGAACGCGGCGGCCTGAGACTTGAGCGCCCGCATGTTCGGAAGCTTGATGCGGTCAAGCTGCGCTTCCATAAGGTCGCGGACTTCTTCCACCGTGCGGATGTTGTATTTCTTGAGCTCGTCGGCCATCGCCGTCGAAACACCCGGCCAGATTGCCAGCGGCGTGCCGTTAGTCGGCAATTCGTGACCTTTCAGCCATGCCTCATAGGCGGGCTCGATGGCCGCCCAGCGGGCAAGCATGAACTTGGTCTTTTCCCCATTCTCGCCATCCAGAATTTCCTCCGTTGGCTTGAGGTGCCGGATGCGCTCCGAGGTGCTGCTGCCGGTCGGAGAATGCAGAGGGGCATAAGTGGCCCAATCGACCTGAGTATTCTCAAGGACGCGCTTTCCCTTTGCATCCAGTTTGAAGCCATGGGCGTCGATTTCATCATTCAAAGGGTCGCCCTTCACGGGCAAGCGCTCGAATGTCTGATGAAAACCGAGAACCACGACGAGAGGCTTATTGCTTTCGGCCATGTATATCTCGCTATTTTGGAAGGTGGAAAAGGAAAAGGCGGCCCGAAAGCCGCCCCTTGTTTCGTGTCCCGGCCGATCAGCGCGGGCAGTTCAGCATGACAATCTTTGCCGAAGCATCAATCGCCACCGCGCCGCCCGAGTCCGTCACAGCGCCGGCAACCTTCAAGGTGCCGTCCGTCGTGGTCGAGAGGGTCAGAGCATTGCCGTCAGCGCCAGAGACGAGCGCCGGGGTCAGGGTGACGACGCCGCCAACCTGAATCCAGCAATAGTCACCGGAGGCAGGGGCCGCGCAGAGAACGCCTGCGAGGTTTGCCGCCGTGTCCGACACGTCAGAGGTGACATCGTTCGTCACGCCCGTGGAGACGCCGCCGGGAGCGTAAAAGCCCACAGCATTGCCGGCCACAGCCGCAATCGCACCGGCACCACCGAGATACCGCACGAAGCGATAAGTCTTGTTGTCATGCGAGACGTACAGATCACCGATGCCGGGAGCCTTGCCGGATTCGATCCCGGTAAGGTCGGCTGCGGTATACGTCTGCGTGAGGTTTGCGCCTACAAATGCAGTCATGTTCAGCCCTCCTTAAGCCGCGTCGAGCAGGACGCCCTGCAACGAACGGTTCGAGCAAACCATGTTGCCCATCCAGTAGTACGGGATGACGACCGCATCCTGGTTGACGGGCTTCTTCTCGTCATCCTGCGACCACTGAGCCTCTTTGTGCTGAGCGATGTACAGGTAATCGGTGTTGAGGAAGTAGCCCTTCTCGGCCGTCGTGGTGAAGTTGGCGTTGTCATCGAAGATGACCTGAGCCGACTTGTATTTGAGGTTGGCAAAGCCGGAGTTTGCCATGTCCTCGTCCATGTAGCGCTGAAGCTGCTGCTCCCCGCTCTCGTACACGCTGTAGAAGTCGTGGCTGAGAACGATCAGGTCAGGCTTGTCAGCGCCACGGGTCAGGCGAAGCCACAGCTTGTTGAACTCGCCCTTGAGCGTGTCCTTCGTGTAGGCGTTCGAGCCGGCAATTTCGAGGAACTTGTTCTGCCAGAACGTCCACGTTGCCGAGTTGATACCGCCGACCGTGCCTTGGCCGTTGGACTGGATCATCTGCGCCAGGCCGCCGATCTGGTTTGCCAGCGAGCCGTCAGAATAGGCGTCAACGCTGAAGTTGTTGGCGGCGGTCTTCAGAACGTTCGCCTTCTTGGTCTTCACGAGGTTGATCATCTGCGAGCGACCGGCATTCTTGCGAAGCTCGGCACCGGATGCAACGACGTGAAGAGCAACCTGCGCCCAGTCATATTTCGCGGAAGTCACGATGTCCGACTGGTTGACGTTCAGCGTGTCGAAACCGGCATAACGCTGATACGTGCTGTTCTCGGCATATTCGAGCGGGATCTGAATTTCAGTACCGCCGTCGAGGTTGATGACGCGACCCTTCTTCTTGAGAACGTTCAGAAGAGCGTTGTGCTTGGAAACGTTGTCGGCCACTTCCTTGGCGCTGTTACGCAGGGTGGTGGATACCATTTCCGTGAAGATTGCTGATGGTCCTGCCATCGTCAGTTTCCTTTGTGCTTATCGTACACGGCGGCCAGCTCTTCCTCTTCGGTTAGCTCTCTGCCACGGCCGGACGATGTTGAACGGAGGTTTGTTGCGTTTGCCCTTTTCGCCGCCGCGACTTTTGCCGGGTCGTCGCCTGCGGCGTTCTTCAACGCGGCAGCCTTTGCCCTCAAGTCGGGGTCTGCGTTAACGGCCATGTCGTAAGCCCGCTTCAGAACGGCCTCTTTCGAGGCGGAACCGCCGAGCTTCTGCTTTGCCATATGAATGAAGCTCACAAGGTCAGGCTCGGGGATCTGGTCATACAGCGGCATGTCCTTCGACGTGCGGCCAAGCAGATCATCGATTTCCTTCACTTCGCGGTCTTCGTTCAATCTTGTGGTAATGCGCTCATCAATCCGCGACGGGTCGCCCATCGATCGGATAGTGCTTTCAAGCTGACTGATCTTCGTCAGGAGCGCTTCAGTATTGCTGTTGCCGCCCTCGCCCGTGCCACCGAAAAGCTGCTGAAGCTGGGGGCGCAATTCGTAGGTATCGGCAATCTGCATCAGCGTCTCAATCGGATTGTCATCCATCTGGCGCTGAAGGTTGAACAGATAATCGACGGCTTCATGCGGCTTGTAATTGCCACGGCCACCGCCGAAATATTCCTTGTAGTTCGAAAACACGTCCATGACGGGCTTGAACGTCGAGAGCGCCTGCCCCTGCTGGGAAAGCGTCTTGTGAAGCTCTTCCTGATGTGCGCGAAGGTCTTCCTTCACGTCATCGGGGATTTTGCCCCAAAGTGCCTCTTTGCCGCGCCAGCTTGACGGGAGAGGAACGCCAGCCGGAGGCGTCGAAGGATCACCGGCCGCGTCTCCCTCTCCCTCACCACCTTCCAGTGGTTCGTCTGCGCCGTCGCCGGCGGCATCATCAGCGGCATTCGATTTGAACCGGCCGGCCTCATCCCGAGACGAACCAGAACCGGACGCACGATCGAACGCAGCCGCAAGGGCGTCGTCTTCGCTCACATCCGTGTTGATCATGCCGGGGTCTACATGCGCAGCATCGTTCGGCTGCGCGTTGAGTTCTTCGACGCTCATCGCAAAAATTCCTTGTTCGGTCTTGGAAGGTGGCTATTACCGCCCGAAAATCAGGCAGGCATAGGCAGCGAGGGCAGCAGCGAAGGCCGCCCAGGCGAAATAACGGGAGATGCGGTAGGCCTGCTCGTCCTGCCCCGTAAACTGCGAGCCACATGCGAGGAAAGCAGCGCCGATGGCAATGTTTCTGGCCCAGATATCACCAAAGACGATGATGGCGACGAGGAAGATTGCCGCGAAGACAGCTGCCGTGATGGCAAAGCAAACGTGCATGATGGAAGTCATCTGAATTCCTCGCTCACCTGAAGCCCGCGCTTGGCAGCGAAGGTCTTGTTTCGGATTTTCCCCTTGGTCGGGGACATGGATGGCTCGTATTCGACGCAGCCATTCCGTTTCAGGTCGTCGCGTCGTTCCGATCGGGTGCTGATCACCCGGCCGTCAATCGGGCTACGATATTCTGGAATGTCGCTGATGATCATCGGGACCGGCACCGGTTTGGCACGCTCTTCGGGTGAGAGCATCGGTGCGCCGGTCGCCTTGTCGACCATCCGGCCGTTTCTGCTGACGTAGACCGCCATTACTGCGTCACCTCCATCATAACCGGCACTGGCATGCCGAGTTGTCGCTGTTTAAGTTGCAGGTCGGCTTGCCTGATCTGAAGCTCAAGCTGTTTAAGCTGCTCGTTCAGGCCAGCGATGATGAGGTCTTTCGCCGCCTTGGCGTCCTCATACTTGGCTTTGGAGAGCTCGCGCTGCATCCGCGCATCAAACTCCGCCTGAAGCCGCGCTTCGCTCTGCTGGGCCGCCTGTGTCTTTATCTGGGCCTCTACCTGCGCCGGATCGGGTGGCTGATTGCCTCCCTGTCCTGTCTCTGCGGTCTTACGGGCTGCATCAGCCTTCGCCCTGGCGTCACTGACCATCTTTTCAAGCGTGTCTTCCACAGACTTGCCCAGATTGAACATGCGCGATGTTGAGGCAAAGATTTCCACGGCAGCATCCGCCGGCAATGCGCCCTGCTGGACGAGAGGCGCAACCGCGGCGAAGTAAGAGGATGCCCCCTGCAGGAACTGCGCAACTTCGGCCTTCTGGCGCGTCAAATCGGCGCGGATGGTGGAATCGCTCTCTACGTCGATCCGGTAATACATCGCCAGCTTACCACGCAGCAGAGCAATCACGCCGTTCTTCAATTGCACCTGTTCTGGCGTATCGCTCGGCGTGGTCAGGATCGGAACGCTTGTCATCTCCTGAAGCGTCTGGAACGTGAACCGCGTGGCGATGATTTCCGTCATCATCACGAACAGGTCACGGGCGTAGCGCTCCATCATGCGCTGCATCTTCTGAATGCGCAGAGAGCCCCACTGGCTTTTGATCTGCTGGGCGGTCGCCGTCTCCGATGCTGCCGACGCACCGCGCACGATGTCCGAGATACCGGTGATTTCGTAGATGGCCTGTTTCGTCTGGTCGCGCGCCGCGTAAAGCTGCTGCAAGGCGACGATAAACTTTTCAATCGGCCAGAACGCGATAGCGGCAGCGATACCACCGGCACTCTGCGACCAGAGTTCACCGTTCGGGATCGGGGCGAATTCATCGTCTTCCAGATCGATAACGCTCTTCAGCGTCTCTTCCGTGCCGGAATACCAGCCTTTGACCTTCATCGCCTTGGTCAGCACGTCGATGCGCTTCGAAATGGTGTCCAGCTGGTCGGCAAGCTTGCGATAGATCGAGAACGGGTTAACCGGCTTCAGGCGGCCCGTGACCTCGATGGGCTGCATGGGCGTCGGAACCGGAAAGAAATTCGACAGGCCAAGCGGATCATCTACCACTTTGAGCATGACGCCGTTATCGGAAACGAAATAGACCTTCCTCGTCTTCTTGCACCAGATTTCCCAGCCGCAGATATCCTCTCCGCTCTCCGTCCAGGTCTTCGTCTCGCTTTCATCGAACTGGCTGCGGATAAGGTCGCGGTCGAAGGAATCGTGCTCGTCATCTTTCGCGATAACGAACCTGAAGGCATCCCATGGGCGATCCTGCCAGCGCTTTGACGGGCCGTGCCGGTAATCCTTCCAGCTTACTGCCTCGAAGCTGATACGCTCGTTTTCGAGCCGTTCGACAGTTGGAACGCCTGCCGAAACGCCATCCACCTCATCCGCATCGGGATATTCCGCATTACGAGGATCCACAGACACGTCATCCTCGTTGCCCGCCTCCAGCCCGGTATCATCTTCATCGATTGCATCGATAATCTCCTGTTTATCAGGCTCGCCGCCCACGACATCGCCATGAAACTTGATGCGAACGACACCACGCCCGGCAAGGAAAGCATCTTGCGCAGCGGCTTCAAGCTCTACCTGAAGGCGGCTGTCATCGATCTGAACCGAGATTGCGCGCTCAAGGATATCGGAAACGACACGGGCAGCCGGATCGGGATCATTGAAGCGGCGGCGAATGTCAGGGACCGGCGACGAGTTGATGACCGCCGGAACGATGGTTTCAACGTTCGAAAACAGGATGTTGAAATCGTACCGCTTGCCCAGCGTCTTTTCTGACGTTTCGGCCTTCTCTTCGTTGGTGTAAGCCTTCGTCGCTATCTGGGCGTCATCCAGCCAGTCTTTTTCAAGCTTGCCGGCGGCGTTGACGCGCTCAATCCACTTCGCGCCAAGCTCGCGCTTTGCTTTCCCTTCAGGGGTCGCAAGGTATTTCTGTTTGCGGGCCATGAGCGCTCCAAAAGAAAAGGCCCGCCGAAGCGGACCCTATGAAAGGTGGTGAGAGAGACGGTTAAGGCTTGGTCGGGTTGTCAGGATCGGGGTTGAGCTTGGTCGAGACGATATCGCCTGCGACCGGCTTGCCCTCCGTCTTGCCTGCGGCCTTTGCCCGTGCTTTACGGCCTGGCTCAAGAACCTTATCGACGGCCTTCTGTTCGGCCTTGACCTGATCGCTGGAAAGGTTCGGCGCACCGGTTGCCGATTCCTTGCTCTGCGGCTGGTTTGTCAGCGGGTTGCCGCCTTCATCCGGAACCTGTTCAACGACGGCGCCGCCTTCAGGTGCGGAAATGAACTGTTCGATACCGGGGAGTTCTTCCCGTAGCTGATCAAGCAGTTTTTCATCCGGCTTGCGGCTGGCACCGAAAACAAGTTCGGATGCGCGGGCACCAGCAAGACGACGTTCGCCGCCGTTCCACTGACGCTTGATGGATTCGTAAGCCTGTTTCTGAGCTTCTTTCATTTTGAAGTCCTCGCTTCTGGACTTCGACGCACTGTTTCAACGCCGTCCGTCCTGATGGGTTCCTAGCCTCCGGCACGTCTGCGGCGTACCATTGCCTCTACGGCTTCCTTTACCGTCAGGTTGCCTGAGATTGTGCCGTTGCCATTGGCCTGCAAAACCAACTCGTCTTTCTTTGGCGGCGGCTCTTCAGTTGCCTTTGCTTCTCGCCATGCAAGGCCGAGATACCGGAAAGACGAACCGATATGTTCGGCCCAATCCTTGTAAGGGTTTTCAAGGAACGTCTTGCGCTCGTCATCCCATACGCGGCGGTATGACTTCAGGCCGTCTGTCCCGAGCTCCACACGCTTGCCGCGCTCGTCATCGGCGCAATGGAACGTGGCAACCTTGATCGTCTGGCGGCCGGCGTTGATGCCATCCGCAACTGAGGTCATCCCCACCATGCGAGGATTGCGCTTGCAGTCCTTCAGCATCTGATAGCGAGTGCGGTTCGTTCCCCAGTTCGTGTGCATCACGTCGTGAGGAACGTAATCAAACCCCTTGTAACCCTTGTCGTTAAGCCACTGGCACCAGCTTTCAAGGTCGTCACTATCGGGCCTGTAGAAATCCACGATGCGTGGGCCAGGTTCGCCCGGGATCATCTGGAAACACCAGATCGGGTTATTCGTCGCCTTGCCCAGATCCCATGCGGTATGGACCGGATAAAGCGGATCGATCGGCAGAACCTTGAACCGGCCGCCCGTCTCTGCCGCTGAAACCTCTGGCCCCCAGTATGCGCCCACCATGGCGCCAGCGAACGAACAGTAGAATTCCTGCTCAATCAGAAGGTCGGCAATCTCTTTGCCGTAGAGCGCCGCGTATATCTTGCGCTGACGTTCAATCCCTTCGGCGCTGATGGCTCCTGTTTGATCTGCCCTGAGAACCTGCGTAAACCAGCCGCGGGGATTGCTGATCGGGTCGTATGCATCCAGCTTCGCAGCGTCCAACATGCTCTTTGCATGATTGTTGCCGCGTGGCGTGGTGATGAATGAAGCCCAGCCGCCATTCTCTTCAAGGATAGGCGACAGGAACGCCCAGGCGCTCGGGTTGGCCAGCGCCCATTCTGAAAACGTGATCCCGACAGGAGGCGAACCGACAAGGCTATTGAAGTTGTCGGAGCCCACCACCTGAAACGTCGATCCGGTCTTGAACCGGAGAAACATTTCATTGTCGTTCCTGTTCTCGATGATTTCGCTCGGGAAAGCCTCATCTATGCGCCGCTTGCCCGAGTGTGGATTGACTGCATTCCAGATCGCCTTACGCGCCTGAGATGCTTCGGGCAGCATGTGCCAATAGGTGCCGGGTCGCGTCATCGCGCTCACGGCGTGCTTCTGAAGGTCTATCTCATCCTTGCCGGCGCGGCGGTGCCAGAAGAGAAGCTGACGTTTGCAGCCGCGCTCCCATGCCAGCCATGCGGGCATCTGGTAATCGCGTGGACGCCATCCTAGTGCCGGTATCCTGATGCTGTTCATTCACCGAACCGGACGACCTCAATCTTGAGCGGGCCGCCGTCGCCATCAGTCAACGCCAGCTTCTCGCCGTATTTCTTAGGACGCAGCTTGCCGGCCATCCATTTGCGGGCATCAATACGCAATTGCGACCTACGCAGCGCCTCACCGTTCTCCTGCCAGCCAATGTTTTCGCCATCGGCGTTCCGCTTCTCCATCCAGTCGTTCCGGCCGTCGTCAGCAATATCAATGATATCGTCAAAGAGTGCATCGGCCTGGACTTCGCGGGCGCGCGCGTATTGCTGCGAGAATGCCTCGTTGTCACGCAGCCATTTAAAGACCGTGGACATCGAAGGCATCGCTTCGTCGTCGCAGATAGAGCGAACGCTTTCTCCAAGCGCCAGACGCTCACAGATGGCGTCCCCTACTTCTTCGGTGAATGTGGTGATTCCGGTCATAGGGATTCTACGCCTTCTTGCTTTTTTGTGGGCTTCCTCGCGTCGACAGCACCGGAATGCAAATTCTGGGTTTGATCAGGATTGGTATTGTCCACACGCTTGTTGACAACCCAGAGGTGGCATCTCTGTACCCTTGTAACCTACGTGCGAGTGTGTATCCGTAGTCGTGGCGCCCTCGCGAGCGCTGGTACAAACACTGTCGGAGATAGCAATGGGATTAAAAGCAGGTGATACCGTCAGACTGAAATCAGGAGGTCCGGCGATGACCGTCAAGCGGGTCGCGGACAACGGAAACGTTGTTTGCGAGTGGTTCAACCGAAATGATGGAAATTTTGAGCACAAGTGGCACGAATTTGTTCAGACAAGCTTAGAAACCATTGAATGATCCAGGCGGCTCCGCTGCTCTTCAAGAGTTGCGGAGCCGAGTATTGCGTAATCGCGGGCGTTGAGCAGGAGAATCGGAATGCCTGAAGATAATAAGTTCTCGCCTACTGTCAGGGACCAGCTTGCACTGCGCGCCGGTCATCGCTGTTCATTTCCTGACTGTCCAGACACGACAGTTGGACCTAGTTCCGAGACGAATTCTTCGGTTTCTCGTAGTGGAATGGCTTGTCACATCTACGCGGCAAGGGGTGAAAGACCTGCGCGCCGGATAAATGCAAAGCTGTCGGCCGAGGAACTTCGCTCAATCGATAACGGGATCTGGATGTGTTTTAAGCACGGGAAGATTATTGATACCGACGAAGCTACATATACGCCCGAAACATTGAAGTGGTGGAAAAATATTGCAGAGTGGCGCGCGGACTTTCGTCACAAATTTGGCGAGGACATCAAAATCCCGCTTCTCTCCGAAAAACTTGGAGATTTCCCCAAGATCAAATACGAGCTGACACAAGATGAGCTCGATCCGATGAAAATCTTCGATGCTTTCCAAGACAGTTGCTTGGCGGCCGTCAGGGGAGAAGAGCTTGTTGGACTAGTGCGTGAAGTCGCTACCGAAATCGTCAGGAATAGCTTCCAACACGGCAAGGCAACCTCCGTTACCTTATCGATTGATATCGATCGCGTGACTATTTTAGATAATGGGGTGACATTCTCTCCATCTGCTTTGGAAAAACACATCAGCCCTCGTGGCGGGGCAGGCGCGTTGAAGCAGCTTGTCACAGGTTATCTGGGACAGGTTGTGGTTGACTATAGGGAGAAAGGCGCGAGCAACATCACAACCTTTGGCTTTCTACGGGAATCTGCTGACGTAAAGAAATTCACACCGTGCGTTCTCGAGTTGGAGTCGGCAGGACACGATTTTGTACGTGCCGAGGCCGAACACTTTTTTGTCGCAAATCCAAATTGCGAAACCGTGTATGTGTTAGCGCAACGCGGTTTCAGTCACAGTCACGTTCACCAACTCTCAGAACGCCTCAGCGCCCAGAACGGACGCCAGGTCGTCGTACTTGGAACTGGAATTTCAAAATCATTGATGGACTACATGCGCGACCATTTGCCCGGGTTTTCAGTTGCTTCGGCAAAGCCGACGCATGGCTAGTGCCGCACAAGCCGCCAGACGCATTTCTCCCATCGCGCGGATCGGTTATTTCCGCACTGGGGCGTCGAGTATTCCCAAACGTAATAGCTACGTGGTCCGACTGCCACCCAAATCACGCGGCAACATTATCTTGCAATCGCCATTCTTGCAAGCGGCTCCACCGCCTCAAGCCCTTCAAGTTCCTTGATAATCAACAAAACCCTTTCGCGGCTCTCCGGCGAAAGGTGGTTCATTGCATGGTCGGCCGCGTATCGCATGGAAATCCGCCTTCTTCGGCCTTTTTGTAATAGCTTGCCTAGCTGGCTGCGCAAGGCGTTGCGGCGATGGTGCCTGGCGAGTGTTTCCCGCTCTTCCTTCTCGATTTCATACCCTCGCTTCGCTTCCATATCCGCGAGCATCAGGGCGCCAATCACCTCGTCTTTGAAGCTTGCCGGCGGAAGGTCTGGCGACGGGCGCAAGAAGCACATGACGCCTTCCGTGCGTCTAACGCGCTCGAAGTCCCTTTCCCTGATGTTGACAAAGACATACCCCACCAGAAGCGGAAGGCGCTTCGCCATGATCTTGTTTGTTCGCTGGTGCTTAATATCCTTCCAGAATGCGGGCATGTACACGTCAAAGCCCTCGTTGCGAAGATTCCGCTCAATGATGCTTTCGCCTACGCGATGCTGCTGTTCGATCGGCCGGGGTGTGGCCGCTGTCATGCGTTGCGTTCCCGGCATAGCTCGGACGGCATACCACCTCATTAATCCGCCCCTTGGAGTTCGATGATGGTTCGGTGTGCCGCCGCCGGCGTCGGACGTAGGCCTGACGCCTCCCATGAGACGCTGCGCGATCGCATAATCCTGATCGGTCATAGGTGTTCCTCCGTATCTTCCCCGCCACGCGGCACATAGTGGCGGTCCCAGTAAAAGCGGTTGTTGGTGGTGTGATACCGATAGCTGGCCTGATCGAACCAAAGGCCGACCATGCCCTCAAAGTCGCCGTTGCGCTGCTTGGCAACGTTCATGATGACGCCGGGCTTTTCGTTAGTTCATCGCGCTCGCCGTCGGTCTTTGCCATCTTGAGCTTTTGCTCGTGCTGCTTGTTCCGCCAGATGGTCACGATGTTGAAGGCGTTAGCGCCGATCTCCATCGCACCCTTGATGTCCTCTGTTTCTGGTGCGCCCCGCTCTTTCTCACCCTTCCGAGAGTGAGCGACGAGATGCATATGAACGTTGTTGGCGATGGTCCAGTCGACCAACTGGAAGACGGCCTTTTCCTGCCCGTTATAATCGTCCTGGGCGATGCCAAGACGCATGAGGCTGTCGATTATGAACTGGTCGCACCCGTACTTTGCGCGGGCGTAATCAAAAACCTCGATCAACGCAGGTATGCCGGATTTGCCGACGTGATCATAAATTAGTAATCCGTTGTCGAGCCATTGCAGAATGTTCGTTATGAACGGGGCGGTCGGTCGGTCTATGCCGCCTGTCTGCTTCGCCAGCCTCTTAAGGGTTTGCTCCCCCTTCATTTCGAGAGAGGCCAAGCAAATGCGGCTTCCCTGCTTCACCCAATGCGGCAGGCAGTCTGAAAGGATCTGACTTTTGCCGTGGCCGCTCGCGCCGCTCCACAGCGTCAACTCCGCCGGCCTAAACAGCAGTTTCCCGGCAAGCTTGTCGTACGGCACGCTGTACCCGACATGCTCCCCTTCCGCTGGCCAAAACAGATAAATCACCCTGTCCGTCAAATCGGAAGGGCGGCGCAGCCCGGCCGGGTCAAGACCTTGGGCCGCCGAGAGGCAAGCCTCCATGTCTTCTTGACTGATGCCATCAGTCAGGCACTTGTTCGCGTCCTTGCGGGGGAGCTTTACCCGCAGGCATCGATGGCGGCCGAGCCGTGATGCTATCTCGTCTGCGGCTTCATCGCCCGGCCCGTCGTGATCTGTCGAAATGAAAATTCGCTCAAAGCGTTGAAGCCGGTCAAACTCGCTTTCGATCCATTTTTGTTTTGCACCCTTGCCGCCGCCAAACGGCACTGACATGGCGGTGTGTCCGTATGTCGCCCAGCTCAGCGCGTCGATCTCGCCTTCCGTGATGATGATGTCTCTGGCGTTCGGAGATACCGCCTGCCATCCAAACAAAATAGGCTCGCAGTTTGCGGCAGTCGGCACCGGCTTGGCGCCGTCTTCGGCTTTTCTCGCCTTCGCCAAAACGAGCTCACCGTTCGGCAGCAGGAACGGGAATATGATCTTGTCGCCCTGTTCAGCCACCCGGTAAACGTCAAGGATGCCATCGGGTATTCCCCGGCCGTTCAGGTAGGTTTTTACCGAGTTGGCAGGCTTAGAGCACTTCGGGCGTTCTGGCCGCTGATAGTCAGGTTTCGGGTCGCGGTAAGGCTCGGGGCGAGATATCCCGAGCCATGAACGAATATCATCCAGAGCTTCCGGAAGCTGTTGCCCCTTGACGCTCATCCACAGCGCTATCAGATCTCCGCCCTCGCTGCCGCCAAAGTCGGCCCACACGCCGGTCTTGATCCCGTTGAGGTGCACGCCCAGGCTGCGGCCCTTCTCGCCGCCGGTCGATCCTGCCCGCCACTCGTTTCCCTCTTTCCGACCGTTGGGCAAAAGGAGTTCGCACACCGATATCACGCGGTCGTTCAAGCGATTTTTGATTTCAACGATATCCGCCATCACTCGACTCCCGCATAAGCAGGATCGTCACGCCAATTCGTTCCGCTTGTTGAAGCGCCGGCTTGTTCGTCCATCCAGCACAAGCCGTTCAGCCATGAGGCTGGGGCTTTGGTGTATTTGGAATCCTGGCCGTTCCGTTCTCGCGCATATTTCACGGCACCGGCAACGATCGCATCAAGGTCATGTTTTTTTCTGGCAGTCTTGAACGCTCGCAGCGCAGCGCCTTTCGCCGTCCGCTTGGGGTACACAGGCCAGAAACTTTCGTCAAATTCGTCATCGACCGAACGGACGATATAGGAAGATTTATCTTCCTCTAAAGGTTGGTGGTTGGAGGTTGGTGGTTGATGGTTGGTGGTTAGTTTTTCGCTGAAAAAACCTCCTGCTTTATCGATTTGTTGATTTTGCTTATCTTTTGAGGACGGTCTACCACCGTTTGAACCGTTTTCAGATGCAGTTTGAATGCGTTTCAGACTCTTTTCGACCTCACTTTGAGAGCGTTTCTGGAACAGTTTGCCGTCACTTTGGCGCACTATCTTGCCGGTCATGACCAGCTTTTCGATGATGCGCTTGCTGTCGGATGGGCGTATTTGGCACAGCGCTGCGAAGCGCCGATCGTTCTGCTCGATGGCGTGACCTTCCGACATGATGAGGCTGCAAAGCATCCAATAAACGCCCTGTTCGTCAGCGCGCAAAACACCGCCAACGCCAGCAATGTATTCGTCAGGGTAATAATCGACCCGGCGCGCCTTCCCGTTAGTCATGTTGCACGGAAATCCGAAAGGGAGAGGACATTGCCGGCCGCAGGCGCTCGATCCGGAACTTTCCGAGCATCGGGCAGATAGAGGTTTAGAAATGCGACCCACGCGTCTTTCGCGGCGCGCCCGTCCGCAAAGTCGAGTGTCTTCTCCACCTTGCGGACGGCCTCCGCGTATCGCTGGAAGGCCTCTTCTTGTTCTTGAAGGGAGGGTTCAATCATGTGGACCGAGCCTGCCCCGGGTTCTCCAGGGATGGGGGGTATAGATCGGGTCGCAACACCCAACGTGGGATGCCGGTGCTCTTTTCCACCTTCAGAACCCTTAAAGGAGGAACTGTATCCCATTGGCTCACAGCTTGTGGTGAGACGCCGACGCGGCGCGCCAACTCCTTTGACGATCCCGCGGCCATAATCGCTAATTCGAGTGGGGTCATTTTCCATATTTCCGATTCAACCCCCACAAAATTAAACCTGACTTTATTTTTTATCAAGTATCCCTTCATTGAAAAAATAAAGCATTCCTTTATCTTGAAAGGAAACTGGAGAATGTCGATGACAATCGGTGAGCAGATCAGGGCGGCAAGAAAAGCAAAGGGTCTTCGCCAACACGCAGTCGCGGACCAGTTGGGCGTCACCGTTCAAGCGGTAAGTCAATGGGAAAGAGATAAAACTGTTCCGAGCCAGTTAAATCTGATCAAGCTTGCCACTCTCCTTGAGTTCAAAGTCGACGGTGTGGAGTTGTTCACGCACGCACCTCAAGCGGGACAGCCGGCAAATTACGCCCCCCTCGTTCCCGCCGTTGCAACAGTGTTTTTGAATCGGCAAGTTATTGATGCCGCTGAATTATTTTCAAACGGTGACGACTATGCAGAAATGGCACCAGACACATCAGAAATGATTCCGTTTACTTGGTCTCCAGTCGGCAGCGTCTTCGCCCTCCGTGTTACTGACACGAGCATGGCTCCTGATTTCCTGCCAGGGGACATTGTCATCGTCGATGCCGGACGTCTGGCCGCCCCTGGTGACTTCGTGATAGGGGATATCTATCCATCAAAAGGCGGAATGCTGAGACGCTATCGATTAAAAGGCGCAGCCTCGGACGGCCACGCCATCGTCGAGCTCGTTCCAACGAACAATGATTACCCTGTCGAAACGATTGTCGTTGGAAAAACGGGCCAGATTTCCGGATGTGTTACAGAATTTAGGCGTATATTCGCACAAAAATAAAGCTGAATTTAATTTATTATTCGGCTGGGATTGACGGAAAAATAAATCTAGGTTTAATTTTTAGCCTTATCGTTCCAAGCAGTGACTGTCTCCGACAAGCGGAGCCCGCCGATTAATTCGTGGCGCGTTTTCCTGAGCAGCTGCGATGATGTGAGGTTTTGCCCGTGAGAGATCAACGGAAACGAATAGATGCTCCCGGAGGTTCGACAGATGACGCTGGCCTCAGTAAGCCTGACATGGTGTTCGACATGCCTGTGGATAAGTCGAATAGCGGGGAGAACGACGGATGAGCCGACCTTTTACCCCCGAGACACTAGCGGAGCGTTGGGAATGCTCGGCACGTCATATCCGCAAGCTATGTGCGAGCGGGGCGCTACCGTCTTTCCGTCTTGGCGGAAAGCTCCTCAGGATTAGACAGGAAGACGTGGAGGCATACGAATGCCAGAATGGAGACTTACCCGGCTCAACGGGGAATTCTGCGTTACATGGGACGAAGCCGGAGGAATCCGGAGACGTTATCGACTGGGCACAACAGACCAGAAAGAGGCGTCCCGCCGCGCCGCGTCTCGATACGCGGAACTGATACGCCCGAAGGGAACGACGATTGCCGATCTTTGGAAGGCGTATTGCGTCGAGAAGGAGGGCAGGGCAGTTGTCGGCACCATGGGGTTCACATGGAAGGCGCTAGAAGCCCGGTTCGGGCCCATGGAAGGCACAGCCGTTACCGTGCTGGATTGCCGTGCTCATACTGAGGAGCGCCGAAAGGTGGGAATTCAGGATGGCACCGTCTACACCGAGCTAGGCCACCTGAGAACAGTTCTGGTCTGGTCGATGAAGAACGGCCTGATCGATCGCGCGCCGCATATCGAGCGGCCACCGAAGCCGGATCCAAAGGATGGATATTTGACGCGTATCGAAGTCATGCGGCTGATGGAACGCGCCAAGGTGCCCCACATCAAGCTTGCAATCCTGCTGATGATCGGTACCGGCGCCAGAAACGCCGCGGCGCTTGAGTTGACCTGGGATCGAGTAGATTTTCAACGCCGGCTTATCCAACTGCACAACCCGTTCGATCAGTCCCGACGAAAGGGCAGGGCAACCGTGCCGATGAACGACACACTGATGGAAGCGTTGAAGGAGGCAAAGGACGCCGCCCTTTCACCGTTTGTCATCGAGTGGGCCGGCGTACCGGTGAAGTCGATCAAGAAGGGGCTAAAGGCTGCGGCCAAGGCTGCATATCTGGACGACGTGTCGCCGCATATGCTTCGGCACTCAGCCGCGGTGTGGCTCGCAGAGGACGGACACAGCATGACGAGGATTGCCCAATTCCTTGGACACTCCAACAGCCGTATCACGGAAAAGGTATATGCCCGGTATTCGCCGGAACACCTGCGCGACCTGGCAGATACCTTGGACATGAAAAACAATGACCCGGAACCAAGGTATCGAACCTCTGACCCGGTAATGAAAGCAGTTTGA